GTCAGCAGTTGGAAATAGGCAGCTGGGAAAGGATAGAACCCAACAGCAACCAGATTTTTATCACCGATTATCAACCCAATATAGAACCCAAAATTTGGGAAAAACGGGCTGCTGCAGCCCAAAAATTGGGATTTAGTTTTGACGTGCAGCAATCCAACCAAGTGTTAATCCTCTCTGGGGCTAAAAATTGGACGTTTAGAAAATTGGTACAAAAAGCTGAAGAATTGGTCAGCGATGAACTGTTTAAAAATTGTTTGTTGGATGTGGTGATGTCCGCGGCGAGAAGTCGCTGCTTAGATTAGTTTTTATGGATTGAATAAATAAAAAATCCCCACTCTGTTTCGGCAAAGTGGGGATTTTTTTATCGCTAATATAAGGGGGGTAAAACAAAAAAAACAATTGAAATAAAAACAAAAATGCGCAAAGCCTTGTATTTATGGGCTTTTGCGCATTTTTGTATTAAGATAGCACACAAAACAAAAATAACAATCGCTTAATAAGTGCTTAACTAATTAAACGGTCTTAAATGGTAATGCCGCGCTTTTGCGCGGCTTTTTTGTTTTTATGTGCGGATATTTTGTGAAGTAGATGAACAAAAAGTTAAGATTATTTAGGGGTTATTACCATTTTATCTCGCCTGGAGGCATTTTGAGGGAAAGTTTGTGTATTTCTATTTCTTTTATAAATGCTGCTGCTTTGATTGATGCAACAACTTTATTGTATCCATCTGAAATAGGGTGAAAGTAGAGTTCAAAAAGTTCTGATATTTTTCTAAATCTAATTTTTCCTGTTTTTTCTTGCAAAAAAATATTTCTAATAAATTGAGACACTTGTGGTATAAATTTATTTTGAGCGGGAAAGTAGTTTTCAAAATAGTCTAAAATTAAAGCTGCTCCTTGTAGGTCGTATTCTTTTAATGAGGTTTCCAATAAATACTCAAGATTATAAACAACAAATTGCTTGAATTTGTTGGCGTAACTACTAAAAATTCTTGTATATTTTACAATAAGTATAAACTCAATCCAATTATATCTAAAACCTTTATATTTTGTATCGTGGTCTGTATAAAAAATTCTTTCCCCATCTTGGCATTTCATTACTTCGTAGGCGAATTCATAAAAAAAATCATATAGGGTTGGAAAAGTCTCTCGTTGGGTGTTTGCTATACTCGTTACTAAGTCAAATAAGGCTTGTAAATCCATAGCATCGCCATAGATTTCTACCCCTGTGCCTTTTGGCGTTGGTTTACCGAATAGCATATTTTTAGTTTTTTTTAAAGTTGTTGGAAAAGGATAGTACGCAAAACGAAATTAATAATTTAGTGCAAAAAATCATAAAATGAAATCAAAATGAAACCAAATGAAACCAAATAAGGAAAATTTTTTTATTTGGGTATCAAAGTCTGAAGCATTTGAATAAACCGTTCTTTTTCTTGAATTATTTGTTCTTTATCCTGAATTATTTGCTTTAAATAAGCACCCTCATTAGTAGCTGCAGTATCACTATCGCTTTGCACATTTAAAAATTGGGTTTGTCCAATAAACCCGCTATTTATTTGCTGAACGTTCCCCACGTTTTTAGGCAAAAGAATTTCCCCTTCGCCTGTTAAAAACCAATTTAAGTTTAACTCTGGGTAGGCACGCTTTATTTTTAATAAAACATCCGCGTAGATTCCCTTAGAACTTTTAAGCTGATTACTAAAAGTTCTTTCTGGTATTTCTATTTTTGAATAAAAATTTTGGTGGGTTTCGTTGATTTTTTTTAAAAAAATTTCAAACTGTGTTTTGATGTCCATTTTTAAAATAGCGATTTTTCGCCATTTTTTTAAAAAATAAAAAAATAAAATGTCTTATTATTTGTGTTTTTTCGCCATTTTTTTAAAAAATCAAATAAAAAATGGCGAAAGTTCGCCAAAAAATTTGGTGGATATGAAGAAAAAACGCATCTTTGCATCGTCAAATTTGCTACCGATTAGGTAGTAAGTCGTTATCAAATCGTTGCAAAGTTTTAATAAACCGCAAATATAATGCCAAAAAATGAAACTAAGCTAAAAAAGCTAACAAAAAATCAAGAAAGTTTAAAAAAATTTTTGCGACACGGCGACGTTAAACTATTGGCAGAGACTACAGGCTACGGTATAAGCACTGTTTATCAAGCACTTAGAGGCGAAATTCAAAAAATAGATATTTGGAACGCCTTAGCCAAAATAGTAGGCGCGCGCCGCAAAGCAGAAAGGGACTTAGACAAAACCATAAAAGACGCTATTAGCTAAAATTAACTCCTTATATACTATGTCTAAAAATTTAGAAACACGAGTGGAGCAAGGCAAAAGTGAAATTTATGTCTCCACTAATTTTTTGCAAGAGTTGGGCGTGCCTTATAAAGCCATACAAGTTGGGATAAATAAAAAAAGCAAGTCTTGGCAAGGCAGTCTAAAGACAGGCGTTTTATACGAAGCCCTACTGCCCAAGTATAAGCAACTAATCGCAGCGCATTATGCCCAAATAGAAGGCTGTAGCGCGGATAGCTGGGACATACGCAACCACCTACGGCAGCACAGTGAGCGGCAAACGCGGCAGCTTATACAGGTAGGAAAACAAACGGAGCGCGTAGCTATAGGTGAGGCGGTAGAGCGGTTGAAGTTGATAGAATCCGACCTATGGCGGCAAACGCTGGGCTACTATGGCAAGCGAGATGCAGATACCAACCGAGCCGAAGCCACAGCCAAATACTACTTTACCTTGCTGCTATGCGAGCGCGCTGACAAAAACCTATACCAAAAAATAGGCTTCACCAACAAAGAGGAATTTCAGCAAGGGGTTGTGGATATGTTGAAAATAGACCAAGTCCCCAACGCGGCAGGCGGTACACAAATGTTGCGCAAAAGATTGAGAGAGCTACAGCAAGCCCCCAACCAAGAAGCGCGCTGGCAAATTTGCCTGAGCAAGCAAAGCGGCAACCAAAACGCCAGCCGAATAAAGAGCGAAGAGAACGAGGAAATCATACAGGCATTAATTGTAAAATATGCAATCCCCTCGCAATTCCGCCAAGCCTACAACCAAGTCGCAACGCAACGCTTCCTACAAGGCGACCCAGCCTTCACAAAGAAAAACGGGAAAGGTGTTGGCGAGCCAGCAACCATATCAGAAAGCACAGCACGCAATTATATAGCACAATTCTTACCCGAAACGCTACAAGCTCTACACGGGCAAGCCGAATACAACAAACTGATGAAGTTCAAAGCTATGCGGACAGCCCCAAGCAAGTGCGGCAAACTTTGGGTAATGGACGGCACACCTATAGATATACGCTGCCGCAAAATGATAGCCAAAACCGACCCCAACACAGGGTTAATCACAAGGCGCGAAGACAGCTGGCACAAACTTTATCTGTACGCGGTCGCAGACGCAGCCAATTGGGAGATAGTAGGCTACGCGCTGGGCGAAACCGAAAACCACGAGTTGGTTTATCAAGCGATAAGTTCGGCACTCAAAAAATACAACAAAAAGCCGCAGCAGATTATGTACGACAACGGCGGGGCTAATCTAATGCTGAATAATTTTATAAGCAAAATAGCCAAATACAACACGCCAAGCCAACCATTTAATCCACAAAGCAAAGTCATAGAGCCACTTTTTAGAAGTTTCAAAGACAAGTTTGAAAGGCACATAAAAGGCTGGACAGGCTTGGGTATAAAAAGTAAAAAAACAAACTCGCGAGCTAATCCAGACACGGTTATCACAGACGGCAAAGCCCTCTACACCGACATAGAACTAAAAGAAATAATAGCCCAGCAGGTGCAGCGGTGGAATACAGACCCAGCCCTACTCAACGAGGACAGCACTTGGGAAGCACCCGAACAGAAAAGAAAGCGAATTGGCGACGCAGGCGTAGAGATGGAGTTGGACGAATTTTTTGACCTCACCAACATACTACTGCCCAAGTCCTACAAATATACAGCGGGCAATAAAGGTATTTCAATCACTCGCCAAAAGAATGAAACCAGCTACAATATAGATTTTGAGGCTTGGGGTAGCGACAGCATAGGTTTGTCCCACGAATTAATGCGAGGCGACCGTATGTATCAGGTTAAAATAGACTTGGATATCCCCAACTATATTTGGTTGTACAAAAACGACAAGCCCGTAACCTACAACGGCAGAGAGGTAGCCCTACGCGACCAGCGCGAAATAACAGGCTTCTCACAAGCTATCGGCGAATGGGGCAGCGAGGACGCAATCAAAGCCCAACGAATCGGCGAAATGCAAAAAGCCAGCGATAAAGCTGGCAAACAAAGCGTTAAAAAAATTGAAGAAATCACCAAAAAGCACGAGCCAGACCTCAACAGATTGGATTGGCGTAACAATAGCAAAGATGAGATAAACGCAATGGAAACGGCACTACAAAAACAACTATTCGGCTACCACGAAGACGAAACTGAAGTGGTTGAGGTTGTAGAAAGAACCAAAAAAACGCGGAAGATTGATATAGAGGGCTTGGAATAAGCAACAGGGCGGTTGAAAAAGCAAGTTGGGGAGCGTAGCCCCGACCGCCCTCCACCAAAAGCAAAGGAAGCCCCGCTTCCCAGCTAAGGCTTCCTTTTATTTTTTAATATTCGAATTGCAAAAGTATGACCGAAAAACGAAAGCACCAAATTTTGGCTGAAATAAATCGCCAAATTGAAGCAAAAAACATTTCCCAGAACGAATTTGCGGCGTATTTGGATATCAGCCCCGCCAATTTATCGCTGCTTCGCAACCAAAAATGGGAACTAATAGCTGATAAAATGTGGCACAAAATTGCCAACAAAGTGATGCCGACCACTGATTGGCAGATAGATGAAGAAGCGTACAATTTTGTAGCCTTCACCAAAGCCTGCAAAACAGCTCGCACACAAAAAAAGCCCGTTTTGATAGCCGCCTACACAGGCGCAGGCAAAACCACAGCACTGCTAAAATACCACCGAGCCACAGAAAACACTTACTACGTGCATTGCGAAAGCACTTGGGGACAGCGCGACTTGGTCATCAATATAGCGCGTGCTGTGGGCATAACAGGCGGCGGCAAGACCACCGAATTGATTGAGACTATAGCAGCGAAACTCGGCGCACAAGAACAAGCCTTGCTAATTATTGACAGTTTGCACAGGCTAAATAAAACCAACACGCTGGAGTTTGTAGGCGACCTACTGGAAAACGAAAAGCTGGAAAACAAAGTTGGTTTTGTGCTGGCAGGCACAGAAGCGTTGGTAGAAAAGCTCAACAAAGGCGTTTTCAAAAATAAAGCTGGCTACGCCGAACTTGACCGCCGAATCTACACCAAAATACAAAGCGCAATGCTACCGCAAATTCACAAAGACACGGAAACGGTTAATTCTATCTGCTTGATTAATGGAATTGAAGACCCAACGCAACAATACCAAGTCGCCAACGGCTTTACCGCGAGCAATAGAAACGAGTTTTTGGGTGTAGCTAAAAACTACGGCGATATCAACAAGCGCGTAACCTACTTCCAAATACAAAACAAAAAAGCCCAATCCAATGAGTAAGTCAGCAGCCACAATCCCAGCCCACAAAGAGCGCATTAATCAGGATTTGCCAACTATACTTTCGGCTATAGGACGAGACAGGTATTGGCGGCAAGAGTTGCTTTTTGAGACAGGTTGTTATTGGCTCGCGCAGCAGCTCCCCCCAGACGAATATCCGAAAATAGCTTATAAAAAGCCCTTCTGGAATTGGTGGGAGCTACACTGGGAAAGCCGCGATTTTGCTTTCAAACAAGAGCTAAATTGTAAAGATTACAGCAACCAGCAAGCACTAAAACGCTACTCCGTTTATCACAAACTCACTGCACTTTGCCAAGATACCCAACTAATAGGATCTTTTTATCTAAATGTTCTTCCCAATTCTAAAACTAAAAAACCACTGGTAAGAAATGCAAAACACTCCACCGACCACTAATTCCCAACCACCAATCCTGACAGAAAATACAAAAAATTTAATACTTGGTGGCGACTGGGGTTTAGCTAAGACACTATCAGCTAACAATCCCAAAAGGTTTTTACACGCTTTTAGCTTGGCTATCGCCCACTGGCTCTGCCCAATAATAAAGCAAATGTGGGCAAACATTAGAAGCCCGCAGCGGCATACTTTGGAACTAACCAAGTTTAAATCTGAACTGGTTTTGCTTGGGAAAATGCGGATTTGCTTGGCTGTTTATAAAATAGAAGGCAACGAATACTGCGAAGTTTCTTTACCCTGCCAAATTAACGGGCTGAACTACGATGAATACACGCTCACGATACCAAACTACAGCGACAATATACAAGACGAATTTATCGTGCTTTTTATGCAACAGAGAAAAAATGAAGACCAATCAATGGCAGCTCGCTGGCTAAAAGAATTTAAAAAATACTTGCCCAAATAGGCAGAAAAATATAAAAGTAGAGTTTTACAGTCCCAGAAAAAGCCGCCGTGAGGTGGCTGGGCATAAGCAGATGTAGCTCATTGGTAGAGCGCAACCCCATTAGCGGGGGGTTGAGGTAGGGCGTCCGATTCGCTCCATCTGCACCACTTTTGCAAAAATAGTAAAGGGTTTAGACATATTAAATTGTCAGACAAGTTAATTGTTAGATAAATGCAGCCGTTGCCCAATAGCTGCGTTTATTTTTTTATAAACCTGCAAAAGCCACATTTAAACAGTATTTAAAAAGCATTTAAACCACTAAAAAATTATGTCAAAATTTCAGCAATTGGAATTAATTCCGCAAATGTGCGACAAAGCCCTTTTCTATATCAGCGACCAAGTTACTGAATTAGAAAACTTAGGCGTTAAATTCACCCGTTCATACGCTTATTATGATACTACACGAGTAGGCGAATTAATAGATTACCCAGTGGGGGACGGCAAAACCAAGTACTTTTTCAAACCAGACCACAGCGTTTTATCTGAAGTATTTGTGGGCAAAATAAGCCTCGTGCCGACTGGTTTGGAAGTGGATTTGATTGACGCTTACCCACGATTTGACAACCCCGAAGCCTGTGTAAGCTACGTGCGCGCGGAATTGGAACTCACCCAAGCCAAAGACTTATTTGTAAAATCCTCAAAACGTTAAGTTGCGAATATGGAAAACCAAGAAACAGCATCTCCGACCTGGTGGGATTTATACAAGCAGAGAATGGAAGCTGAAGTCTGTGACGTAGATTTATTTAGCTTGGGAACTCCCAATAAAACCATGAGAAGCGGCAGTTTAAGTTGGGTCAGCACTTGGGCGTTTTACAGCGGGTTTAAAATTGGTGTAATTATACAGATTTTTACCCCAGCGACACAGCAAGGCGTAATTTTTGAATACGATAAGCAGCGTTTTTCTGAAAATTTGGCATCAAAATTAGGTGCTACGGTAAGCCCTCTGGAGTATAACGGGCAGTTAAAATTGGAACTTGCGCCAAAGTTTTTGGGGGAAGGCGTTTGCCGAGCCACCCAAGTGTTCAAGGAAGTAGAAGAATGCGCTGAATACTTGCGCGGAGTGTTAAAAATGGTTGCGCCCAAAGAATTATTCCTTTAACCCCTAAACACAAGCCTATGAGCCAATACAGTCGTTTTTTCGCTTTGGTTAATCAGTTGGGCTGGGAAGAAAGCGATTGGCGGAATTTGGTAGAAGAAAACACCAACGGACGAACCAGCTCGCTAAAAGCCTGTAATGAAGCCGAATTTGCACAAATTTTAGCTCACATTGAGACGCTTGCAGCAGAACCAAAACCCAAACAATCCGTACGATTAACAAGCAAAATATATGCCCTTTGTTATGAGCTAAATTTCACCAAAGCAGGCAAAGAAAAACAAATTATTATAGATAACGAGCGTCTGGATAAGTTTTTAGAACTCCGAACCGAAGCTAAAAAACCTTTGTCAAAGCAAAATAATAGCGAGTTACAAGGCAGTATAAAAAGTCTGGACGCCTATCTAAAACATATTATCAAAAATCAAAAATAAAATCTCGCATATATGTCAGATTTCCAAAACGAACCACAGAACGTAGCGCAGGACGTTCGGAATTATATCAAAAATCAAAAACAGATAGCCGAACTTCAGCAAGCCAACGCAAAAATCGCCAAAAAAATCAGCGATGCCCACAAAAACAACCCACTAATTTTTAGCCAGTACAAAACCACAGGCACAAAATTGGGCTTGGATATAGCAGAGAACGAGCGCGTTGAGTTGGATTTTGAAAATCAAGGCGAAAAAATCGCCTTTTTAGATAGGCTGCCGCCTCAATACAAAACCACCACTACCACCATCAACTCGCGGTATATTTCACAGCAACAGAAAATAAACGCCAAGCTACGCGAATTAATTGAGAAGCACAAAGGACAAGTAAAGAAAAACGTATTTTTGGAACTGTTGGTGCGATAATTTTTTATTCCCAAACAAACTTTGCCTATGAAAACTATCAAATTAAGGCACCTTACGTTGGTGAAATATAGGCGTATCAGCGACATATACCGCTATCTGAGCGAATACAAGCTGGAAGCGGCTGCCAAAGAACAGGTTATTTCCGCTTTATTTAGCTACGAATTTAGCAAAGATAACAGTTTGACACGCCTACTGGCTCACGACACCTCGCATTTGAGTAATCCCTGCTATGAATTGGATAAAATTTGGGTAGATAATTATATCAACACCCACTTTCGCCCCAAAAAAATCAATCCACTAATCTAATGCTTCTCCAAAAATGCAAAAAAAAACTTAATTATGTGGCTGTGTATATCAAAGATGAGCAGCTTTTTTTGTCTAAAAATTTTGAGCTTGTTATGTCGCCACCCTTGACTAAACGGCATTTCACTAAGAATTGGCAAAAAGCACTTTTTTGGCAGGAACGTACAGAAATTTCAGCCTGTATGAATGAGCGGCTTGAAGCGGCCAAAAATAAGGGGTTGATAGATGATTACGAAATCGGAATTTACTCTTTTACCCTACGTTAAATAACAAATTTAAAACTATTGATATGTCTAAAAAACAGTATTTTTTACCTTACGTCAAAATAAACGGCAAACAATTTTACTTGTCTCAAAAATACCCACACCTACTCGCGCCACCCATAGTTCCCGAAAGGGACTTTATAGAGAGCATATTTGAGGCTTTCGCTTGGGAAATAGGCCACGAAGACGAAGAGGCTGTTTATCACACACTCAAAAATCAGCTTGAACAGGCTAAAAATAAAGGCTTGATAGATAGCTATGATTTTATAGCAGCTTGGAGAAACACCGAAACGCGCCGTATTGCTGCCGTTGTTATTGGTAATGATAATTTTTTTCTATCCAGCTTATATCCTAAACTTTTTCACCACCCTACCTCCGATTTGCCAGCTTTTATTTTTGAAGAAATGACAGAGCAGGATTTTGTACCTGATTTAGAAAATGCCCTTGTTTGGTACGAGGAAGACAAAGATGGGCAAAAAGCTATAATTGAGCATCTTAAACAAGCTAAAAACAAAGGCTTAATAGTCAAATACACCATTATGAGCCTTACTAAAACACAATAAAACACCAATTTCCAACCACTAAAAAATCAAAAAATGTCCGAACCCACCAAATTATTACTTCCCTTTTTTACAAAAAACGGTGAAGAGTTTTTTATCTCCAAGCAGTACCCGTATATGTTTGCTCCAGATATAGATATTTTCCCCAACTACGTTACAAACGATATTCAACAGGCTTTCACTATGGAAGTAGGACACGAAGACGAAAATGTTTTTCTTCGTCATACCCGAAATAGTTTCGTCAAAGCCAAAGAAAGCGGCTTGTTAGATTCCTTTAACGTCAGGGTTGGCTACTTTGCATAAATTCCCAATTTTCAACTAAAAAACAAACCCCGTTGCTTATGCTTCGGGGTTTATTTTTTTATGCGAGTTCGCTCATATAGTTGATTTCCATTATTCCATCAACGGCGCTTGAACCCATATTAATAGCTATCTCGGACGAGGTTAGTACGATTTCTCCGCGTGCTGTGCAAGTGCTGCTATTAGCTGCATAACAGGGAACGCGCGGGCTACTTCCATTTTTCCATTGTAGCAAACTGGGCAATTTTAGTCTAAAATTAATCACCGTAGCCGTTAAATCTACTGCTGCCTGTACAAAAATAGTCTTGCCTATGACCTTGTAGCGGTAGTAACTATTGGCAGCGTTAAAGGCTGTGCCTGCTGAGATAAGCGCAGCAACGCTGGCTGTTTGCCAAGCACTCTCTATGCTATCCAATCGCGCGTCTGCTATTTGCGCCGAGAGTATCAACGCGTTAATTTGGTTGAAAACGTTATTGCGATTGAGTGCCGAGAACAGTACAGTATTAGCTGGTTGGCTGGCGGCTGTGATGAGGCTGGCTTCGTTGCGGACGGCTACCTGTTTGGTGGTTGAGTTTTGGTATAGCTTGGTTGGTTTAATTGGCGTTTGATTAAATTGCATATAAACCGAATGCCCAGCGGGTTTGGCGGTGGTGGTTTTTTCCAACAGCAACCAAAGCTGGTTATCATACCAAACCCAGCCTTTATTGGTGGCATAATCCGTGCCGTTGTCGGTATAAATATCACCGCCAGCCAACAAATTAGCCCCACCTGTGCTGCTGTACATAGCCAGCATTTTTAATGCTTCGGTTATGTCTTGGGATTGATAACCTAAAACTTGCAGGTCGTCAATAGTGAAAGGATGACCGCCGACATTGGCAGCATCGTCAAGGAGATTTTGTCTCATTATGGGTTATTTGTTTGAAGTTGTGTAATAATTTGAGGGTCGGCGGTAGCTTCTGGGCGAACGTTTAAGATGAGTTGGGTAAGCTGAGGATTGGCTAAAGCTAAGGATTCGTCCGAAACTTGGGCAGTAAAAACGCGCAGTTCTGAGATAATATGCCCACGCGCGCTGTCCAACTCTTCCCGTATAAATCTAAAATTTTGAACGCTGCTAAAACTTTGCCCGTCCAGCGCATTGACCACAGCGAGGGGAATATCCAAATAGTTCAGCGCACTAGGTCCATCTTTGCCCACCTCTTGCAAGTCGCTTATTATGGTATGCAGCCGAAATTGATAATTTCTGCACGTGCGCACGCCTGTACTTTGCCGCTCCCAATCCGCACCCTGGTCAAACTCAACCAGCACACAGGGCAATTCCAAATTTTCGTCCCTGTTGTCGTCGCCTCGCCAATCCTCTACCTGCCCGTTGTACAGGCTAACTGATTTTATATCTTGGACTTGACTGATTAAGCGAGCCTTTAGCTCTTGGAATAGTGTTTTTTGCCAGCTCATTGAAATATAGATTTTAGCCGTTTTTTGATAAAATCGTCAATCTTGGAGTTCAGCTCGCGGCTGTAGCCAATAAATTGACGTTGGGGAATTTTGATTTTTATCTCTTTGGTTGTCGCCAATCGCTTCCAAAGTTCGTTTTTGGTTTCTTTGAATTTTGCCCAAAAGAAACTCCTTTGCTGCTCGGTGGGGTTTTGGTTAATCTGCCCCCCCTCGTTGTGAATATCAGCGTAGGGCAATAGAGAACCTATAGTTACGCTTCTGGCGGTTGTGCGAAGTCGGCGAATAGAGCGGCGCAACCGTCCTGACTTAACAAGCAAATTGCGTTTTTTTGAATTTTTGTCTGCCTTGCTGCGGGGCTTCCATTTCTCACCATCAAAGGCTTGTTTTCTAAAATTTTCTTTGAAATGGCTGGCTGCCAGCTCGCCGACTTCTTTGGTAAGGTTGTTTTTGAGTTGTTTATATTTTTGCTTAACCTCATTAAAACCATTTTTTGCCATAGCGTGGGAATTTTAGCTGCTCATTATTTCAGCGTTTCGGATAGCTGAAAGCAGAATATTAGATATTTCTGTTCTTATTTTTTCAACGTCCGCTTGCCCATTTTGGGCGTAGGATATTTTAATCTCGCCCACCAAGTTGCCCACATTAACAGTTACATTTCGGGTTTCTTTGCCCCCGCTCACTATAGCCCGCTCGCTTTGTTGCATTTCGCGGTCAGTTTTACTTTTGCCTGTTGTGATTGTTTTTTTGCTTGGGCTGGATAGCGCGGGCGTTGTTTTTTCTGTACTGGTTGTACTTGTTTTTTCACCCCTGAGATTAGCCAAATAATCTTTGGCACTAATTCCCAACGCTTTCTGGGCATATTGCCCACCCGCAGTATTGGCAGCTTGATAAAATTGGGCTTCCATAGCCGACACGTCTTCGCCCTTTTTTACTTTTTGTTGATAGAGCGAAATTTGCGATTGGACGGCTTCGTTCAGCGATGCCTGTGCTGCTGCTTTTTCGCCTGTTATGCTCTCGCGCAAGTCAGCAAAATTGCCTGCCAAACCTTCAAAATCGAGCGTTAGTAAATTGCCCACCATACCATAAACGCTGGCGTTGGCATCGTACAAACTGCTGGCAAGCCCTGAAGCAAAATTTACAGTTTTGTAGAAACCCAACTCCAGATAATTCATAGCCTTACTGGTAGCATCGCCAATTTTTGCCCACGTGGGTGCAAATTGTTGCTGCTCGGCAGCTATAGCTTTCTCCCACTCCAATTGTTCGGATAATTGCGTAGAAAATTCGGCATTTTTGCTTATGGCTTCGTCTAAATTAACGTTAAGCCCTGCCAAATTTTCCACCATACCCAAGCCCATATTTTCTCCAGCTTCGCCAAAAATCAGTCCCAAACTCTCTTTAAACTGAGCGGCTGGTAGCTTGGCAGCCAACAAAGATTGGCTAATTTTTTGGGTAGCCTGTGCTGTGGAAATTTCGCCTTTTTTCAATTGGGTGGTCAAGCCATCTATAAAACCATCGCCCAAAACTTTATTGAGCGTTTTTTTATTAGCTGCCCCCAAGATGCCCAATTGGGTTTGCACTCCTTCAAAAATACCGATTAGATTTTCCGCACCGCCGACCTTATCCGTCTGGGAAAGCAAGGCTACCTGTTGCGAAGCAGTAATCCCCAACGCTTTCATCTCGTCCGAGTATTCACTAATTTGCGCCAACATCTCGCCCGACTTGTTAGCTCCCGAAGCGTAGCCTTTTTCTATCAAGGACAGGGCAGCTTCGCCAGACAAACCAAATTCTCGCGTGAGCGTAGAAGCAGCTGATACTGTGGTTTTGTAATCGTCTCCAAAAGTTCGGGATAAAGCTGTGGCTTGGGTGCTTAGTTTTTGGGCAGATTCGCCAGCTAATCCAAAAGTTTGTTCAATAACTTGATTGTTGTTGCGTATTTCTGCACTTACATCAACCAAGTGCTTGCCTGTAGCCAAAGCCACTGCCCCCACAGCCGCTATGGCTCCAATAGGACCCGCTAATCCCAAGCGTGCCATTCCTGCAAATCTCCCCATTCCTTTCATACCTGAAGCTTTCCCGAATTGGGATAAGCCCCTGCCGCCTCTTCGGGGATTTCCAGATAAGGAAGTTTTATCTCCATTATCATCTTCTGTCCAACTCTCGCGTACAGTGTTCCCTTGTTTATCAAGATAAACTTTTTCGCGCATTTTTTTGCCTGTCAAAGGGTCTATGTTGGAACTGCCTAATGAGTTTGAGGCGAAACGTTCGCGATTGGAGCCGCTTAACGACATTTGCCCATTCCCCAAATCAAACCTCATAGATTTGCTTAACCCTTCAGCTTTTTTGGTGGTTTTGGCAAGCCTGTTATCAATTTTATCAAGGGCAGGTTCAACCCTGTCATCTACGTCAATGACGAATGTTGTTGTGTTTTTCTGCATAGTGGTAGCGTTATTTTTTGATTTTAGCTAAAACTCCCACGCGTATTTCGTCAGCTTTGGTGGCAAATTCCAGCTTGCTGATAGTGCTGCTTTGGCTGCCCAAGTCGTGCTGGATTTCCATAACGAGAGGATTGGTTTTGAAGTATCGCAGGTAGCGGCTTAGGTATTTGCCTTTGCCTGTTTTGATATAATAAACTTCATCGGGCTGAGTAGCTAACAATTCTAAATAAGGTAACCCGTCCCACTTGATATTGGCTGAGTTAAAATTGCTACGGTTCAATAATAGTGGCAGTTCGTTGTAATCCAAAACAACGGCTACGTCTTCGTCAGTTTGCCCATATTTATTGGTGCGATTAGCAAACCAATTTTTGCCCTGTTCGTTTGTCGGTGTTGCAGCGTTGGCAGTTGGTGCATTTTTGGAGATTTCGCGGTATTTTTCCAATTCGTAGTTTTCATAACTCAACTGCTCGGATTCGTTGAGGTTGATATACATTTGCTTATTGGTAAAAACTTCGGCATCGCCTGCGCGGTCGGTAAGAAACCCAGACTTATCCATTTTTTTATACGCGTCTTCTGGCAATAGCTCCAGGGCGGCTTCTGTATCCACTATTTTATCCGAATTTTCATCCGCCTCGTCTTGAGTTATTGGGGTGAAAATACAGCGGCAACCCCAGCCGTTGGGCGGGGTCAGTTCTCCCATTTCACCAGCTTTAAAAATATAACCATCCAGCGCGCTGTGTTCGTTGCGCACGCGGTCGTCGCCCACAGTATCGTATCTCCAAAATGGCAAAGCATCAGCCACTTCCAACGCTTGATAATAACTACTGCTTCCGTCCGCTGTGGCTTGGGCGAGGTTAAATTCAGCTTCCAAATAACGCCCGTTGTAATTATCGGCAAGCAAAGGCGAGGCTTGCTTTTTGAAGTCAGCGAAACTTACTTCTGGCGTAATCAATTGGTTAAGTTCAGCGCAAGCTGCTAAAGTTTTGGCTGTGGAAAAGCGTAGTATATTGGCTTTCATCAACACCTGCGCCAATTTAGCTGGGCTTTTATAGGATTTTGAACTAAACTTCCAGCCCTTGTCAAAACCTGAAAGCAAGGTCTGCTGGGTGGCTTGGTTAAGTAGTTTATCAAAATTAGCCTTACCCTTTGCCTTATAAAGGCGTTCCAATATATCTTCCTCTTGTTTGGAAATTAGCGCAATCATCAACCTGCCTAAAGGTTGGGGTGGGCAGCAGGAGCAGAAGTTTTTAATCGGGGCCTGGTTGTTTTGTTTTTGGGTATTTTCGGCGGCTGTCGCTTTTGGGTTTAATTTAATGCCAACCTCCTTTTCTATTATATCCAAAGGAACGTCTCCAATCCCCAAATTCTGTACTCGCTCTATTATACTCAGCTTTTCCTCAACCGTCTGGCTTACGCTGTCATCGTATTGAAAACTACCACCTTGCACAGGCAAACCGTGAATGGCTAATAAAGGCAGTAATTGATGGTTAAAAACATTTTCTACCATCGTGTGGTAGGCGGCTATAGCATCGTCTTCAGCCTCTTGATGGACTTCGGCTTGGCTGCGGCTGCTTCCATTTTCGCTGCTCATAGTCTGCAAAAGCAAAACCAAAGCAATACTACCGCTGAGGTATTCTCTCTGATTTTGATAGATACCCATACCTTTATCGCTGGGGTTGGAAATATCAAAACCAGAGCCTTCTGGCACTACCAACGTGCCACTGCCTTGAAAGTCAGCTGCTTGGATTTCCACTTCTTTTTTAGCGTTGGGGTTGTCTATTTGGTAGCTAAACTTATACGTTGGATTGGCGGTCTTGTCGGAAAAATCAGCAGCATCCACGTTCGTCTGCCGCGAATAAATAGCATAGGGAGTTACTATTTCCAAAACTCCCAAATTGTGAGGCTCGCCAATTTCTACCAGATAGTTGCTATATGGTGGCTGGCGAAAAATATACCTTTCCCTATCGCTTTCATTGACAAGTACCAAACCCCATTCGGGCTTGACGTGTTGGCGTGGTATAAGTTGAATATCCATCAATTCTTTGTTTTGTATGCTGAACTCAACCAAAGAATGCCCCCACCAGTCCGCCTCTAAAATATGTGTGATAAATTTGGGAATAAGTGGGTTTTTTAACCACTTGTTTATTGCCTCGTCTCGCTCACCTTTGGAGTTGATAAAAATAATGTTGGTGTTGATACATTTTAGAGTAATTCTGCGCAAGCAGGAGAAAACCTTGCTGTCTCTAACCGTTTCTTTGTAGGCTTTGTATAGATTGCGGCGGTCGTAGCTGTTGATATTTTGGGCAGCAGCAACGGCAGCCCTGTACTGGGCTATGTCTGGGTTAGTGGGGCGTTGAGTAACAAGTTGGATTGCGGAACTTACATTTTTGGCAATATCTTTAACTTTATTATTAGCCATCTGGAGACTGTTGTTTTTTTGATAAAATGGGATTTAAAAAAGCAAGGCGGGCGAATTATCAGCCAGCTAAAAAAGACTTCAAAATAAGCTATTTAAACGCTATTTAAACGCTTGGGATTAACCAAAACCATTATTGCGCGGCGGCTTGGTTCTGATAATTTTGATGGTGTCAGTATTTTGTTCTTCTGTAGCTGTTTCTAAGCTTAGTCTTGGGAGTTCTAAATTTAGTTTGTTGGTGCGTATTTCCTTGAGTTTTAACAAGGCACTCTCGTACCTTTCGTTCCTGTGTTCTGGCACTCGGTTGGCTGGCAAGCGGGCGTGGTAGTGATAAATAAGAATATCACAGGCAATCATAACCAACAAAGGGTTACGCAAATCACCTTCTGCGAAAAAGTTGGTGTCAGTCAGGGCTGTACCTGCGGCGGCTGTGGCTACACAATTGTAAGCCTTGCCGTCAGCGTCAATTATCACTTCGCCCATTTGGTATGCCTGTGCTACTGAGTAGTCGTAGGCTTTTATCGCAAAAATGGTTTTGGTGTCGTAGACAAAATTGAGATAGCCCGAAATCTCCGCTATCGTAGCGCGTTCGGCTACGCTCATATTTGCAGTTTGTAATGCGCCAGCGATTTGCGCCAATTCAGTGTCCTTGCAAATCAAGTTAAGGTCAGCTGTGGTTATAAACATAGTTTAAAAGTTGTTTTTTGATTTTTTGGCTCTGTGGAATATAACTTGGCTGCTGGTTTTGGTTATCTCGTTAAGTTTGAAAATCGCACCCTCCAGCGCGTCGGGTCCGTCATCAGGGGCTTTGCTGCCGCGCTCTATATTTTTGAGCTGTTCCTGTAGCTCTCGCATATCCGCGTTGCCTTCTTCATCTGAAGAAAACCAAATACGGCTATTTTCAAACAAACCAGCCAACGCTGATATACGAGCGAATTTATCCCCTTTTTGCCTTTTATCGCCGCGCACGCCCAAACTTTCGCCACGCCGTTCGGCTTCTTCTTCAAAGGTTTTGATATGCATACCCTGTATAAAATTGGCTTCCATCCAAAATTGCAGCGGTGCGTCCCCTGCCCATTTGCGCAGCTCGTAATGCCAATTTACCATTTCCACCGCAGAGGCTCGGCGGATATAAGTTTTTAGAATGTGATAATTAGCTCCTTTTTTACCCACTAATACGGTGGCTTTAAAGTCTGAAGTTGCGCTGTTGGTGTAGCTGGGGTCTGTATAAACTACTAAAGCTTCATATTCGTGCAAAGGCGCAGGCGTGCGGGATAAAAACCAGTCTTCTTTGAAAATACTGCCCTCAACTAAAGGATTATGAAAAAGCTCTTTTTGTGCCAAACGCCAGCCAGTTATTTTTACCAAGTTATTGATATCCTCAACTGTGTTTTTTTCTGGCCAAGCTGGGCTACCATCTTCCAATAAAGCGCATATTTTTTGGCACGAGGCTGCTGGGTTTTCTGAGACTTTTTGCAAAATTGAATAGTTGGAAATCAAATTCCCAACAAATAAAAAACGTCCGCCTTGGGTGCTAAAAGAATTGAATAAAGCAGAAAAACACCAATCATAAGCCTCGCTCACCAGCACTTTGTTTTGTACCAATTTATCGTCATCAATGTCATCGCAGACGATATAATCGGGGCGATTGGCACCTTTGCGCAACCCACGCGGACTTTGGCGGCGACCAATAGCTTTAAACCGCACGCCTTTTTTGGTGGTAAAATCTCCAAAAGTCCAACTTCCAGAACTCTCAAACTCTCCAAAGTCAGCTATAAGCCGCTCGTTTTCGGAAAGTTCAGCCTGCAAATCAGTCAGCAAGCCCGCCGCTGCGTCTGAAGTTGCTGAGACCAACACCATAAACTTTAGCTTATCTTGCAACATTAGCCAAATAGGTATCATTACACAAGCATTTACTGACTTGGCGTGTCCCCTTGGCCACATTTTCAACAGCAAACAAGTGGATAAATCGCGCAGCTCTTCCGCTAATAAAATATGGAAAGCCGCGCTTGGGGCTGTGCAATAGTGCGGAAAATAATAATCGCAGAAGCTGCGATAATCGCTTAATAATTTATTACAACGATTTTTACGCTGCTGGTTGGTTTCGGTTGTGAGTTCCTGTTGGTTGCTGCGAATAAGTGCTACGGTTTGGTTAAACCGCTCCAGCAATTCTTTATTTTTACCTTTTATTGGCGACTTCATATTTATATAATTGTTTTTAGTGACGATAAGAAAGTTCCTTAGCTTTTTCGCTCACAAAATTGAGCATAGCCTCGTATGCTTCCTCTTGCCACGGTTCTTTGTCAGGCAAATTTTTGAGGTATTGGCAAAATTCAGCACCAATCCCAGTGTAATGCCCCAGGTCAGCTTTTTTGTCTAATTTTTCATTCGCGCTGGCTAATTTTAACAGCATATCAACTTCTTTGGGGGCTGCAACGCGATTTTCAGATTGGATAGCTTTTTGGATATTATAGATAAGTTGCAGGTTGCTTGCTTTAATAATTTGAACGCTGGCAAATTGTGCCTCTTGTAATTCTTTCCAGTTGCCGTCCTTGACCCACTTTGACATTTGTGGAGGAGCCACCTCTAAAATATCACAAACGTCAGACTGTTTCATACCCCTCTCAACAAATAAGGAATAAGCCAATTGCTTGTTATCGCGTGCATTTTGTGGTTTCTTTGGCGTCATTTTTATTATTTTTTTTGCAAATTTGGGGCGAAAAAGGCAGAAAAATTAAAGTGTAAAAAAACTTTCACGAAAAAACGGGAAACTTTCACGAAAAAACGGGAAACTTTTTCCCTTGTCAAAAATAACGCTTGGAAAGGCTATAATTTTGCTGTCGCAATGTTTTAATAGGCTTTTATTTTTTCACAAAAACCAGCGCATTTATGTAATTAAATTATGGATAATCAAACTATCAACCTTGATTTAATAGTCCTGAAAAAAACCGACAAAGCAGGGGGGACGGATTTTGTATTGAGTGATAGTGGTGTTAATCGCTACGGCTCAAGGGTACTTACGTCAGGGGTTAATTTGGAGGCTTTTATTAAGAACCCTGTTATGCTCTGGGGTCATCGCCGCTACGCAGAAAATGGGAAAACAAACATTATCGGCAGGTGGGAAAACATTCGCATAGAAAATGACCAGTTGATAGCCACACCAGTTTTTGATGAGGGTAGCGAATTGGGCAAAGAGGTAAAAAGGCAGGTGGAAGAGGGATTCGTTAAAGCCGTTTCAATTGGCTTCTATGCAAAAAGGTGGAGCAACGACCCTGGTTACTTGTTGCCAGAACAAACTGATTGGACTGTTATAGAAGCTGATTTAATTGAGGTTTCTTTTGTAGATATACCAGCCAATCCCAACGCAGTCAAAAAATTGAATTTTATATTACCAAATCCACAAACCCATCAAGAGATGAAAACAGTAGCGATAACATTAGGGCTTCAAGAGGGAGCAACCGAAATGCAAGTTGTGCAAAAAGTCGCTGAATTGCAAGCAGCCCACCAAAGCGCAACCACCGAAAATGCCACGCTAAAAGCAAAATTGGTAGCGATTGAAGAAGGTGAGAAAAAGCGAAACTGCGAGGAACTGGTCAGCAAGGCTATCAGCGAGGGCAGGATAACCGAAGCGGCTCGCCCAGCTTATATCAACTATGCGATGACCAATTTTGAAGAATGCAAAGCCAACTTGGAGAAAATGCCAGCTTACAGCCCCTTATCTGCCCAGATAGAAACCGCAAAAACACCTGGAGGTGCAGTCGTAAATTCGGAGGTGCAAAAATTCCAAGCTATGAGTGCAACTGACAGAAAACAGCTTGCCAAAAATAATCCGTCTGAATACCAAAGGCTATCCCAATTGGTGGTTGAAGAAGCCAAAAGAAACGGCAGTCTTAAATAGTGTTTAATCTCCGTTTGAACAGCGTTTAAAAATTTTATTTCTCACCTTATTTGAAAATTTTATGAAAGATTTTTTAGAAAAAATTGGCGGTTGGAAAGTGGCAGCTTTTGCCCTTCTGCTTTTTGCTTTTTTGATTTTCGCGCTGTCAGCTTCTGGGCAGTCGCCAAGCGATAAGATGCCAGGTGACTTACCTTATTCCCCTACGCAGGTTGGTAACGGCGAAAAGTGGATAATTCCCAATATAGAAAATGCTTCCGCAGGCAGCAGTAATTTTGAAAAAGGGGGATTGGTTACTATCGTGTTGGCGGTTATTGGTTTGGTTGCCACTTTAATCAGGGAAAGCAATGGCAGGCAAAAAAACTTAGAAGACTTAATAGCCAACCAAACTAAAGCCATCACTGCTTCCAGTGAAGCGATAGTGCAAAATAGACATTCTGACGAGCTAAGAGGTCAAGCGATTATGACCAAACTTGGAACTATTGAAGAAAAAATTGATAACCTAAAACCCAACTCCTAAGCTATGGCTGGATTTAAAAAAGAAGCTTATTTAGCAGAGTATATCAACGACCCACTGCTAAATTATTTTAAAAACGATTGGTTTTTATCTAATGGAGCCGATTGGAGTGCTTTCGTGGAAGATGACCGTATTAATGCTACACTTATGGGGGCGCAGTCTCCTGTAGTTAAAGGTGCGCCAATGGCAGCACTCACCCCACAAAAACGGACGGATACAGTTGATTATATAGGTATGAATTACTATCGCCCCGCCAACTCCACTTTGGTACAATTTGCTGATGAATATGGCAGGATGGTAGGGCAACTGCAAACTATTGTACCACAACAAAAAGCAGACTTAGCCAACGCAGTAGCCAGTGAAGGTATCCACAATACTTCGCCTTTTATAAATACGCCAAGCACACCAATCATACAAACTCCAGCAGGCAATACGACCTTGAGTGATGGCAAAAGAGAGATAACAGCTACTGAGATTTTTGCGATTAGGGCTGCTTTTAACACCCTCTATCCAGGCCTCAAAGGTATTAAGTTGCAAATGGTCATTGATGAAGTCTCTTATGCAAACTTGTGCAACAAAAATAGCACGCTGCAAGCACAAGTGGGCTATCAACAAGGTCCAGGCACAATTCGCTTCCCATATTTGGATATTGCTGATATAATGCTATTCTCAGATTCCAGAACACCGTTTTACTCCATATCAACAGGGCAAAGAGCCGTGTATGGCACTACTTATGTAGCAGCCTCGCACCACAAAGCTGCTGTGTTAATGGCTCCCAAACGGTCATATGGAACGGCTATCGGCACATTCAAAGAGTTCCTAAACGAGAACGATGCTAATTGGCAAGGCGATATATTGTCCTATGGTCAATTTGCTTATGCGGGGCCTTTGTCTTCTGATTTGCAAAGCAACCTCCAATATATGGGGGCAATTTTGCGCACCTAATCTCTATTTCTAAAAATACGAAAGGGTTGTTTTTAGCAACCCTTTTTTTACCCTCAAAATTCCTATGGCAAATAATAAAGAAAAAGAACTCGTGGGCTTGCCAAAAGAAGCCACAGATGAACAATTCGTAACCCGTATCTCAAACCTATTGGAGGTAGAAAAAAAAGCCAAAATTTATATTGGCTTGCCAGAGGATACAGGCGTTGAAGAGCTAATGGAAAAACTCACCCCCCAAAAGGTTGAAAACGTTGCTGATGAGAAATTGCAGGTTATAGCCGAAAGCTATTTCAAAGACAATACGTTCGCAAAAGAATGCTATATCAACAAGCAAACAGGGGATTTGTACGCGTTGCCTCACCAGTTTGTACTATTAGCGGTTTCCGAAGCTGTGATTTTGGTTGCCACCAAAAAAGAGAATAAAATTTCCCTTCGCCCTCTAAAATCTTAGCCTTATGCCTTACCCGTCAATTAATATCAATATCGTAAATGGCGCAACTAACACGGACGATAGCCTTGATAATGTAGCACTTCTGGTGGTAGTGGATACGGGAAGCGTGAATTCGGTAGCACATTTGCAAACAGCCGAATTGTACAGCGAGGCTCAAGCCAATACGCAGCTAAATATCAACGCGGCTGATGATGCCAACTCCATTATTTTGCGCCACTATCACATAGCAGAGTTTTTCCGAAAGAACCCCAACGGACGCTTACACTTTCTGAATATCAACGGCACAGCCGCAAGCCCCAGCGATGTTGGTGATATAGCCACTGCAACATACAACTACATCAAAACGCAGGGCGGAAAAATCAAACAGGTGGCTGTGGCATTCAATTCGCCAGCAGCAAATTTTTTGAATATATTGCACGGTGGAACTTCGTCAGGCGGTGCGGTTGGTTTTCAGTCAATAGCTGATAATTTGCGCAATACTGACTTTATGCCTGTGGATGTGTTTTTCTTAGAAGGCAGCAATCTTTCCAGTATGCCTGCGCCAGATTTCCGAGCCAAAAATTGTCCCAACGTTGCTATAGTTTTGGGCAACGACGCAGATTTTATGGATGCTGGCAATCAAGACTTTGTGGGAACTTGCGCTGTAGGTACTGTGCTGGGCTGTTCCACTAACAAGCAGCTACACGATTCCTTTGCTTGGGTTGGCAACCCAACCAATAACCTCACGGACACAGCTAAAAACAAATTTTTGCGCGCTGCTATTTTTGGGCTTACAAGCGTACAAAATAACACAACAGCAGACCTAACGCAGCTTGACGCTTACGGCTATGTATTCCCTCGCACATTCCCCAATATGTCAGGGGTTTATTGGTCGCAGTCAAATAATTGCGTAGCTGAGAACACCAGTTTATACAACACCGAGCGCGTGCAAGTGGTCAATAAAGCCTACAGGGTTTTATACCAAGCCCTTTTCCCTTATATCAATCAGAAAGTTGATATTGACGCACAAGGCAGACTTAGCGTAGCCCAACGCACTATCATAGCGAACGAAATTACAAACGCTATCAACGCTAATATGGGCGAAAATATAAATGAAATAACGCTTGTTATGGTTGACCCTGCTAAAGATGCCAACAACGTACCCTATCCCAGCATATTAGCGGACAAAACCTTGCGCGCTTGGGTTGGCATTCGCCCATTTGGGAAAGCAGAGCAGATTAGGGTAGAACTCTCTTTAACCTCTCAAACTATTTAAAATTTATGGCTATTGTAAATTTAAAAAACTACGACTTTACTCAGATTAAAGTTAGTTTTCTGGGCAATACTTATGTAGTTGGGGTCAAGAGCATTGAGTATTCAATGAAGCAAGATAAAACGCTTGTTTATGGGGCGGGGGCTTTACCTGTAGGTATAGGCAAGGGAGTTATAGACTATTCGGGTAAGCTGGGAATACATTTATCCGAAGTCAATAAAATGAAAGTTGCTGCTGGTGTGAAACAAGCGGTAGATATACCGCCATTTGATTTGGTTATTCAGTATGCAGATGGCACCGCACCATTAGAAACAGTAACCCTCGCTGGTTGCCAATTTACTGAAGAAAGCGTCAGCGTGGCAAGCGGCGACACCGAAACTGTTGTGGATATGCCCATTGTATTTTTATCAATCCTCTAACCTCTATTTACCAAGATGAGAATTCTGAAATTGTTGGATGCTCAACTGAGCGATTTTGAACAAAAGGTTGGCAAAGGCAACCTCGTTGTTATTGAAAAAAAAGATAAAAACGGGGATTTGGAAGGGCATATTTGTTTGCAACGCCCAAGCTCTACCCCCAATTACTTTTCAACGGCTTCGCGCTTCCGCCAAATAGCCAGAGATAATAAGGACCTAGAAGCGGGCGAACTTATCTTGCGAAGCTGTTATTTGGGGGGCATTCAAGACTACGACCCAAAAAAAGAAAATGATGCTATTCGTAATAGCGCACTTTATGTGGGTGTGTTGATGAAATGCTTCCAAATTGCTGACGAAGATTTTATCCAAGGGGCGCAAGGCTTGGGGTTTCGGATTATGTAACCCAACTTTGGGAGCGGTATCCAAAAATTAGCCAGTGCGAAAACAATTTGCACCAACGGATGGAGGCCGCAATACTTTACTATGGCGGTTTTAGCCTTAGCGAAATAAGGGCTATGGACGACTGCACTTTTATGGAAACGTTTCGCGCTATAGAATACATACGCGAACAAGAAGCAAAACAACAAAATGGGAGAGTTTAAAGTCACCGCTAACAAAGCTATCAACCTCATCAATTCGTCCGCTGTGAAAGGCGTTATCACGTTCAAAGGAGGTTCTTACAAGGCTCGCAATGCCAATGGAGACATTGAAAATGTCAGCTTCCCCACGCTTCAGTTGCCAGAGGCCAGCACGCTGGCTATAGAAGTGCAAAAGTCCATTATAGAAACCCCGCTCAACGGTGGGCGGGGTTCTTTTAAAGAAATCGTACAAATTGGGGAGTACGAAATCACTATTGTAGGCACGTTGTTAGCCCAAAACTACGAACAGGCTAACGCTGAAATTCAACGAATAAACGACCTTTTTAAGGTAAATCGTAGCCTCAATATCATCAATGATTATTTGCAATCATTGGGAATAACCCAAGTGGTTTTGCGCACACTTAGCCTGCCAGAACTACAAGCTGGCGAATATCAACGCAGCTATCAAATAACCTGCGTATCTGACAATAACCCAGAAATCCAAAGTTTAAACCTATGACACAACCCTTTTATAAAAAAAATGTAGAGCAAGGTCAAGATGTTATTGACCTTACCCTACAGGAATACGGAGATGTCAAGGGCTTATTTTTATTATTGGAAGATAACCCCAGCTTTGATTTGGACAGCGATTTGGACAGTACGGATACAGCTAAGTTTCGCAACGTCCCGCCTGCTTTTGCCAATCTAAATAAGCGCAATTTGGATTTTATGCGGCAAAACAACATTCTTATAAACACCCAAAACACTACGCTATGACGGTAGAAATGTGTGCAGAAATTCGTATTGGCGAATTAGTTCTCTATTCTCCGCAACAGGTAACAATAGAAAAAAGCTGGGAGTTCTTATCCGACACAGCAACCATAAGTTTTGCGCGCGGGCTTTTTAGGAATGCAGATTCGGGTAGTTATCAAAACACACAGCTTGCCAATACTATAAAAGTGGGTAGCCCTGTGCTGATAAAGTTGGGTTACGATTTTAATTTTGAAACTGAATTTGAGGGTTTTGTAACCAGCATTTCGCCCGAAACCCCTACCGTAATAAAATGCGAGGACGCAGCTTGGCGTTTGTGCCAAACCAACTACACAGCAAGCTGGTCAAAAATCAGCCTAAACGAACTTTTGGCGTATCTCCTTAGCCCTTTGGGAATAACTTTTCAAACTGCTGGAGATATAAATTTGGGTAAGTTTTTGGTAAAACAGTCCTCAGCTTATAAAATACTTTCAGAGCTAAAAGAACAGTACGGCATTTATAGCTTCTTTAAAGCTGGGCAGCTACTCGCAGGTTTTCCTTATCAATCCAACCCCAAGCGTATCGTGTTGGATTATGCCAATAATATAGACCCAACAAGCCGTAATAGTTTGGCTTATCAAAACGAAGACGAACGCAAAATTAAGCTAAAAGGCTCTTCTGCGCAAACTAAGGGCGGCAAGCCTATCACGTGGGAAACAGGCGATGAAGATGGTGAATTGCGTACGCTGAACCTAAGTGTAAATTTAACCCTTGCTGAAGTAAAGCAATTCACAGAAGAGAAGCTAAAACTTTATCGCCGCAATGGATATAAAGGTGAGGTAACCACTTTTGGGCTGCCCTTTGTGGAGCATTCTGATATTGTGGAGATAGTTGATAATGACTACCCAGAACGAAACGGGGCTTGCCGTGTGGATAAAGTTTCCGTGAGTTGGGGCGGTAGTGGATACAGACGAACACTTAGCTTGGGGCAAGCTGCAATTTAAACAGCATTTATATGGCTTTTAAACAGCATTTATATATGACAGATGAACAGATTGGAGAAGGATTTAAAAAATTACTCAATATATCGCAAAGCAACTGTTTTTTTATGGCGCAGGTTGAGAGCGTGGATAAAGATAATTATACCCTCAACGCGAAATTAGAGGACAGCGGCTTGCCTGTTGAAGGCGTGCGATTAAAGCCAAGCGAGGGCGATGGGTACACCCTGTTGCAGTTCCCTGTTATTGGCAGCCTCGTCTTGTTGGCGCAGTTAGATAAGACCGAATTTTTGCTATTAAGCTGCGACCAGGTGGAAACCGTACTTTGGAAAAATGAAGCTGGTTTCGCAATGGAAATTGACGAAAACGGCGACCTTATTTTCAACGGTGGCAGCTTGGGGGGAATGGTCAAGGTGCAAGAGCTAACCGCCCAACTAAACAAAAACAACACGCTGCTCGCTGCTATATTAGCTATTATCAACGGTGCGCCTATTACTGAGGCTGGCGGCGGCGCACCATCAGCCCTACAAGCTGCGCTTAAGGTTGCGCTCGTGGGCAAAAGTTTGGGCGATTTCAGCCAATTAGAAAACCCTAAAATCAAACAATAAAGCTATGTCTTATCGCAAATTTATAGCCCAAGATATTTTGATAACGGCTGACGGATTGCCTCTAATTGAAAATGGGGATTTTGTTGCAGCCGCCAGCGATGAGCAACATATCAGTTTGATAGCCCAAAGCAACAAAGGCGATTTTCGCTTTCAGCCTATTGTGGGTTGCAACGTAAGCGAGTTTATAAACGCTTCTGGTGCTAACGTGCAGTTGGAACTCAAGCAAAGGATAGCTGCTCAACTGGGTAACGATGGTTATAAAGTAAAAAACCTGTCCCTTTCACAGGAACAGGTTGGGCAGTTGGGTATTAATATAGACGCGGAAAGAATTAGCTAAAAACCTAAATTTATCAAAAATGGACGCAGCTGCAATTTATAAATCAGCCAATTGGAAGTACGAAGATTATAAAAAATTGGCTATTGAAAGCAAAGACGATATTCAATCTATTCGCGCGGAGATATACAACGAAGTAAGCAGCGATGCCAATTTGTCTGCGCTCAATTCGCCCAGCCGCGTTTCTATTTGGCAGCTCCTTTTGGATTTAGTAGCCTTTATCCTTTGGATAAACCAAGCGCAGTGGGAGTTGTATAAATTGGAGTTGGAACAGCTCGCAGCGAATGCTATTCCCCACACAGCTCTTTGGTACGCCAATAAAGCTAAAGAATTTCAGTTGGGCGACCTACTGTCTGCCAATAATGGCGTGGTAGCCTACCCTGTGATTAACCTAAATAATCGCATAATCAAACAGGCATCTGTACGCGAGGCGGGCGGGAAATTATTCATAAAGGTAGCCAAAGAAGTCGCAGGCAATTTGCAGCCGCTCACGACAGCCGAATTATCAAGTTTCAGGGGCTATATGAATAACATAAGCGATGCTGGCGTACAATTGGAATTTATTACCGCCAACGCTGACCTGTTGAAGTTGCAGGTTGATATTTATTACGATGCTATTAACAGCAATATCAGCAGCCAAGTTTATGCAGCCATTAACGCGTATTTACAAGGTTTGCCTTTTGATGGAGTATTCAGAAAAATAGGGCTTGTGGATTCGTTGCAAGCTGTGGCTGGTGTCCGCGATGTAAAAATCGCAGTTTGTGAAGCCACCATAGCTTATACTTCCACGCCTCAATACGTGCCAATAGACGTTTTTTACGATACCGTAGCGGGCTATCTGCGAATTGACCCCGCTTTCCCTTTGTCTGGCTCTGTTAATTTTATCCCCTATGTTTAATCTGGATTTTGAAAAACTTATCCGAACCCTGTTGCCACCAATTTTGCGCAATAGTTTTTGGATAGCTTTTGTATTTAGACTTATTACCCGCTTGCGGATAAATCACGGCGAGACCAGAACTTTATACAACCAACACAAGTACGAGTTGGCTTTTACCTCGCAGATTTTATCTATGGCAACTCGGCTCAATCAGTTTTATGGAACCCCAATATCAGGCGCAGGTTCTATTTACATAAAGACCCAAGGCAGAGACAGGGCGGCAACGTATATTTTTTTTCAAAATGAAAATCGCCCCAACCCAAATACAATCTACTTGGACAGCGAAGCCCAAGCACCTTTATACTGCTATTGGGATAGCGAACTGCAAAGTGACGTTGATTTTATCGTGTATGTGCCTTACACGATTCCTTACGTGCCAGCTCAGTTGGCAGCAATAGTGAATAAATACAAATTGGCAGGCAAACGCTTTGCAATTGAAGAAATATAAAAACTCTACTTTTTTCTATTATAACTCTACTTTTATTTTAACGCAAAACTCTACTTTTATGGATGTTTATTTTTCCCGCAATACCCTATATTGCGAAGACTGTGTGCTAACTTTAGCCCGTCTGCCCCCCAATTCGGTAGATATGATTTTAACCAGTCCGCCCTACGACAACTTACGCGAATACGATGGTATCAATTGGAATTTCCAAATTTTTACCACCATCGCGCACGAGTTGGCTCGTGTGCTTAAAGTGGGTGGTGTGATGGTTTGGGTGGTTGGAGACGCTACGATTAAAGGGAGTGAAACCTTTAGCAGCTTGCGACAGGCTCTTTATTTTAAAGACCATTGCGGGCTGAATGCGCACGACACAATGATTTATCAGCGGCAGGGAATACCCCTTAACCACAAGCGGTACGAACAGCATTTTGAGTATATGTTTGTGTTTTCCAAAGGTCGCCCAAGCTATTTTTCGCCTATTCGTGCGCCTTGTATCTGGGCTGGTAAAAGCAAGCTCAATAGAAGCGTGTCAGCCAGCAGCTATGAAAAAAAAGCAGCATCCAGCACCATTACCAATAAACCAACACAGGTTAAACCTGACAAGGTTATTGGCAATGTCTGGCAATACGCTACTGGTGGCGGTTGTAGCACTATGGATAAAATCGCGTTTCAACACCCAGCCATTTTTCCAGAAAAATTAGCCCTTGACCATATCAAAAGCTGGTCAGCTGAGGGCGCATTAATTTACGACCCTTTTGCAGGGAGCGGCACTACACTCAAGGCAGCTTACCTGCTTGGCAGGCATTTTTTGGGTTCTGAACTTTCCCCAAAATACTGCCAAATAGCCCAAGAGCGGCTGGCTGCTCTATCTCCAACTCTACTTTCTTGTATTCAATACTAAATTACTATGGAAACTCTACTTAATAAAATTTTTAATTTGGATTGCTTGGAGGGTATGAAAATGATACCCAAGCATTCTGTGGATATGATTTTGTGCGATTTACCTTACGGGGTACTGGATACTAAAAACCCGCACACGTCTTGGGATAAAAAAATACCCTTTGATAAATTGTGGGAGCAATACACGCGCATTTGTAAGCCGCGTGCTGCTATAGTACTGACGGGAACGCTGCCTTTTGTTAATGAGATTATCAATAGCCTGCCAAAAGGTTATAAATATCAAGATTTAATCTGGCAAAAAAGTCGCGGCTCTAACTTCCCCAACGCCAAGCGCAGGCATCTCAATCAGCACGAATACGTCTTGGTTGTCTATAAAAATGCGCCCACTTATAATCCACAAAAATATCAAATTGACGGCGATTTCGCAGCCCGCAGAGCTACAAAGAAAAAGCAACAAAGCAAGTATGCTGGCATTTTCAATATTCGTGGGCAAGCCGCCGAAACTTATCAATATACAGATGACGGCTCTCGCTATCCTGATACGGTGTTGGAATTTGACACTGTCCTTCCTTTCAAATCTGCTTGGCGGGTGGGTATGCACGCCACCGAAAAACCTGTTGACTTGTTTGCTTATCTTGTTCGTACCTACACCAATGAAGGGGATGTTGTTTTGGATAACTGTATCGGTAGCGGCACCACCGCCGTTGCCTGTGTTTTTGAAAAGCGCAGTTTTATTGGTTTTGAATTAGAGGAAAAATACTACAATATGGCTCAAGAGCGCGTAGAGTGGGCAAAAGAAGCAGCTAAAACTATCTGCCCTTGCCCAACTACTAAAGAATAAAAAGGTGGGAAACACCTAAAAGTGGTTTAAGAATGATTTTAAAGCTCGCTGGGAAGTGGGCTTTTTATGTTTTCTTGATAGTTGGAGCCCCTTGTCTGCTAAAATATTGACCAAATTTATTAATCAAATCCCTAAGGAAAGCATTTGCAAGTTTATATTTTTTTGATGTATCTATTTTACACTTTTGAGCCTGCTCGTAAGGCAACATTAGTATTTGTTGAAAATCAACAAATACCTTTTCTTGGCAGGGAGATAGATCTGGGAAAATTTTTATTAAATGTCGTAAAGAATAGTACCTATCAGATGATTTTGGCTCATTTAAAGAAATTACTTTGACTAAGGCAACAAAATCAGCTTTAGGCTTAATTTGATTGGATTGTACAATTAAGTCGCATTGGGGTGTTAAGACTACATAGTATGAATTACCGTTTTTAGTTTTTACGTTAGAATCATTATTTGCCGCAGTGTTTTCAGTTTCTACGTTAGAACCATTACTTGCCGCAGTGTTTTCAATTTCTACGTTGGGATTGGGAATGGATATAATATCCCCCGTACCAATGGGATATTGTTTAGCGTCGCTGCTTGGCATATACATTTCAGGGCTATGGAAACTTGCTACATCTTCAGTGTTTTCATCAATC